CGCCGCAATCAGATTCTTAACAGAGCCAGTGATGCAATCCGCAGCCTGTCTTTACTCGTCTATTCCGTTGAAAGTCGTTTTCAAACCGTGCCGGTATTGGCTGCTGCCGTTGATGTGGTAAGCGCCTCAATGCCTGGCATCGTTATGTGAGGTGAATATGTTCGTGTTCGTGAACCTGCTAAAGCGCCAGTCGCCATCAAAACAATTACCTGCGTATGGCCACGGAACCATACAACTGCCCAACGGCCTGCGCTGGAATCCTGCTTTTACCCGCAAAAATCATGAGGCAAAGCATGAATGCAAATGATGAAAAATGGCTGGGCGTGCTTCGCCAGATGGTTTCTGGTCACAGCACACAGGCATACAGCACTTGGGAACGGCTTAGCGAAAATCAGCGCGGAATTATTCTACACGCCGCAGGTTTAAAGGCGCGTCACTGCCGTTATTCGTGGAGCCAGTTCACTGACCACGAATTACATCAGATTAAGCGTGGCCTGCAGCGTCTGAAGTGCATGGTTGAAATGTTCAAGGGGCTGGGGCCGCTGGCGTTTCAACAGGAAAAGAAACCATCACCGAGCGCGCTACACGCAGCGCGATCAGTCCCTACAGTACCGGGGACACCAGTACATGAATTGATAAAGGCGCGGCAGCAGCTGCGCAAATCCGCTGATAATCGCGCCCACTGAGGAAATGTTATGAATATCATCACCGTTGCAAAAAAAGGGCTACTTGAAGATTTCCGCGACTGGGGAGTTAACCCGGATTATGCAGAGTTCTTCCTGAGTAAATGTGACACCGAAGGCGGTACAGTCGCGCTTAAACAATTTGTATTTAACGACACGATCCATCTGGACGACAAAATTCAGTGGCTGCTAGTGAGTTCAGCTTTCTGGTGCCGTGCGGTCCGTGAGGCAGAAACCCACACGCAGCTGACTGAAGCGCTGAGCGCAATCCGCGCAATTTACTTCGCCGCTGGCTTTCTTGGGGCATCGCCCGTAGTAGCGCTTATCCGGTCATGGTGGAGCGTATCTTACGAATTACATTTGCTGTCATCGCCTAACCAGTCGCAGATGCAGGTAAAGCCTTTCCGTTCCTCGATCCTCAGTTCGCTGTTTAAACACTAATAATCTGTCGCACGATTTTCGGCTTTCCATCGGATAGCCGGGGATTCGTGCGCTCTTAATTGGATAAAACACCATGAGAATGACCCGTCAGGATTTAAAAAAAGAAGCGGCCGGCAGCACTGAACTGGTTCAGGAACTGTGCAGTCAGGCGCGTGTGGAAGGTGGCAAGGATGTGGCAACAAAGCTGTCAGGCCGCCTTGATCGCCTGGCTACGCACGCAGCCAATACGGGGCTATCTGCTGTTGAGATTATTGAACTGATCCGACAGGAAGCAGAAGCCATTGACGGCAAAGGCGGTGCGTTATGGCAGTGAGGCCATCATTAATCATTGCCGTACGGGGACCAGCGTGAATCTGGCTGAATCTGTAAGCCTCAATGGTCAGTATCACGCCGTAAATAAAATGCGGCGTGAGTTCTTTTCGCCTGGAGCACCGCAGGGCATCACTCATACAGAGCTTAAACTCTGGCACTGTGATTCAACCGATCATGATTGGCGCAGCCAGTACCTGCACAATATTCCGGATTACCTGTCCGGATATTTTGGCCAGCGATATGAAACACTTCTTAAGTCACCTAAAGGCGGTCGCCGCCGTGCCAATACGTTCTTACGCAACACTATCGGTAAGAGCGTATTGCCACGTCTGAAACTTGTTAACGCAGCATGGCAGCGTGATTACTCAACCGGTATGCCTTCACCTTTCAAAGATAATCTTGATGATCTGCCGGGCTATGACCGGGACCGTGTGCGTGATCTTGCTTATAACATTGCCAGTCACTTAGGCGAGGCTTTCCACTCCTGGGCAGAAATGACCGCGCCAGACGATAAACCTGATGAAGATGAGCTGAAGCAGCGCACGGCTCAGGGTTATGTATTTCTGGCGCAGGAAGCACTGAAATGCGGTACTACACCGCCTTTCTGGCTGTCAGTTAAAAAGACCGGCAGGATTAAACGTCGCAACGCTGAAAGTGCGATTCTGCGCATGATGTCACCTGAATGGTGGCGGGTGCGTCTGCAGCGTCGTCGTGATCTGCACCGCGAGCATATGGCTATTGCCGTGGGGCAGGTCCAGAAGGCTGCGAGTCCCTACGTTTCACGCGGAACACTTGGAGAGTGGGCAGAACAGAAAAAGCGTAACCGCGAGTTTTTCAAAAAGTTTGATCTGGTTAATGAGGATGGTGATCGCATTGCGCTGGCCGATATGGTCAACCGCAGCAATGCTAATCCGGCTATTCGCCGATGTGAGTTAATGGCGCGTATGCGCGGGTTTGAAGATATCGCCAATCATGAAGGCTATGCCGGTGATTTTTACACGATCACTGCGCCGTCACGTTTTCACGCCGTACACAGCAAAGGTGGATTCGTTTCACAGTGGAACGGTGCAAACCCGCGCGACACTCAAAAATATCTCTGTTCTGTCTGGGCAAAAATCCGGGCTGCGCTGTCGCGTGCCGGTATCCACGTTTTCGGCTTCCGCGTTGTGGAACCGCATCACGATGGAACGCCACACTGGCACATGCTGCTTTTCATGCGTCCGGAACACGTTGACGAAGTGCGGGACATTATGTGTTACCACGCGCGGATTGCTGACAGTGAAGAACTGAACACAGAGAAGGCGTTAAAAGCACGTTTTCATGTTGAGCCAATTGATCCCACCAAAGGCAGCGCAACGGGCTACATCGCAAAATATATTTCTAAAAACATCGACGGCTATGCGCTTGATGAAGAAAGCGACGGTGAAACGGGCGGGAATGCGCGTGAAATGGCAAAAGCCGTTTCAGCCTGGGCATCACGCTGGCGCATCCGTCAGTTTCAGCAGATTGGCGGTGCGCCGGTAACGGTATGGCGTGAATTGCGCAGGCTCGGTGACCAGCACATTGAGCATCCGGAAATGGATGCGGTTCTGGCATCTGCAAGCGTGGCTGTTGACTGGGCAGCTTACACACAGGCGCAGGGCGGTCCGCTCGTCGCCCGGTGCGATCTGGTTGTGCGTCTGGCTTATGAAATTACCGAATGCGGCAACGAGTACGGTGAAGATGTTCAGCGAGTGCAGGGGGTTTACTGTCCGCGTGCTGCCGGTTCAGAAGTGCCAACACGTCTGATTAAGTGGGAAAAGGTCGCCAAACTGGCCGAAGCGTCAGCGGAGGCTGGCTTTTCTGGCGGCAACGCCGCCCCTTGGAGTTCTGTCAATAACTGTACGGGGCCGAAGCTCCGCAGGTTAGAAGTGGAGCTGAAAGCGAGGGGGTTTGAGGGCAGTGATGAAGAAATTGACCGGCTATTAAGCGGGGCGGCGATCTCTTTCAGGGGGCATGGTCTTGTGAAGTATCAAGCGGAGCGGCTAATAGACGTTGCTGATACTAATGAAAACGAGTGCTGGCCGGGCTGGTCGTCGGGCTAATTCAATGTGTTAACACATGTTTATAGTGGATAAATCCCAAAAAAAGATTCATATTTCGTAACGAATATTATACTGTATGGTTATACAGTATTTAATGTAAGGGAGGTTGAAATGTCGGGGTCGTTAACTCAGATAGTTAAGGTGGAACGGATTGATTTTATAGTGAAAATGATGACCCATTCACTTGTGGAAGATAAACGCCGTGCATTACTTGATGAATGGCTGGGTGAACTGACGGAAGACCTTTTAGCGGACCTGAAAAGCGAAGCGAGGAAAAGCGCCCCAGTTAATGAGGGGCGTTCTTATTAGGATGCCTGCAGAAGTTTTAATGTCAGCTGTTTTTGTTCTGCTGACATACTGCTAATCACCTGCTGAATCAGTAAGTCGCCTTTTTTGGCGCTAGGGCTGATTGTGTGGGAAAACGTCAAATTCATAACAAAAGTGTGTCCACATTCAACGTCTGCGCATGAGCAATAAATATCAGCAATATCGCGATGTTTGCGATTTGTTTTACGGATGACCGCCTTTGATTTGCACTCTGGGCACTCAATTTTTAACACGCGCATATTTGCGGCTCCGGCGTTATAAGTTTGCCTGGATTTTATCCGATTATGCCTCATGCCGCATCCTTGTTCTTTGATTGTTGGGAAAATTTCAGGTGAAGGTGTTCCGGCACTTCCGGATCACCGTTCACCGCCATCATGAGGCGGCGCTGAAGTGGTGCCACCTCGTTTTTCTTATAAGTGGCTTCCACCTTTTCCGGGTCACCCAGGCCGGAAGTGTTTTGTGGAATAATTCCCGCAAGACCAGCCGGAAAGCGATGTGCGTTCAGCACGTCCTGCGCGCTGATGTTCTTCACGTTGGCAAATTCATCTTTCGCGCCAATGTCCCCCATCTGGATAAACTGCACGCCTTCCTTATCACCGCCGGGGATATTCACCAGAATAGTGCTGAAGTTTCCGATCCCTTTACTGTTGGCCAACTGCTGCTCAATCTCTTCTTCAACTTCATCCGTCATGTTCGGGTCTGTGGTGTAGAGAATGCCGCCTGTGTGCGCGCCGTTGTGATAATACCGGCGGCGGAAAATCACCGCTTCGCTGTTGAGCAGCGCGGAGTGAATGCCGCCGATATAATCCGGCAGGCCGTAAATCTGCTGCTGAGGGTCATACATCCGGATAAAAATCACATCCTCTTCGGCGTATACCAGCGGTTCACCTTTCTGCAGCACCACAAACTCACCGTCTTTGCGGCGGCGCATGTAGAGGCCGGGCATTGGTTCCAGGGCAACCACTTCACCCCAGCCGTTGCGGATTTTGACGAGCGCCAGATCACCGAACGTCAGCAAATCCATCGCGCCAGCTTCAAGGCTGTCAAACGCCAGACCGCCACCCAGATAATCGGACAGCACCATATTTTTGCGTGCGTGCAGGATGCCGCCGTGCTGGCCGTTGAGATTAACCAGCTGCGCCAGTGCAAGGCGGTCAATTGGCAGGCTGTAGTGATCAAAATCGTTGTCATACCACACATCGCGATAATCGGTGCCGGTGGTCAGGACTGGTTCAGGCTTGCCGAAGCGCAGCACGGACATTTTACGCTTACCTGCCGCCTGCTGTGCGCCGCTGGCGCGTTGCTTATATCGTTTTTTCATGCTGCCTTCTGAAACTTCCATTTGGATTTAGGTTTGTGCTCGTAGTTGAGCGGCTCATTGTCCAGACCGTGCATAATTGCCCAGGCTGCCTCTGCGTGGCCGGTTTCTGCCGTGCGATCAGCGACGAAGGTCACCGCGCTGCCTGATTTCGTAACGGCGCGGCGGATGGACATAAACGACGCGGCCACCTCTTTCAGGTCCGCATCCCATTCAATGCGGCCGCTTTCAATGACGTCCGCCGCCTTAAGCACCAGGCGATTCTTCGTGCTCAGGTCGTAGCGGATAGGTTTCAGCACGCGCATGGCAAAGGGGTGAATGTTGTCGTAAACGCCCTGGCCGATGCCTGTTACATCTACGCCCAGATAGGTGAAGTTGTACCGGCCAAAGAGTTTTTTAATCTCGCTGGCCTGATAGCGGAAGTTCATGCCGCGCCAGTTGATGATTGCCAGCACGCGGAACTTTTCACCGGCCAGCACCGGCGGGGCCATAATCACGAATGTGGACAGGTCGCCGGAACGGGCCGGGTCATAACCTCCCCATACCGGACGATCGCCAAACGGGCGGCGCGCTTTCGGGTCGTGGTCCTGCCAGAAAGTGATATCAGTGCCGCATTTTTCCAGGTCGGAAAAGCTGAACACCGCGTCCTTACTGTCAACGAACACGCACATGTACAGCATATCGAACGTGTCTTTGCTGTAGCGGTTACGCAGCTTGTCGATGCTGGCGAGGTTAAAGCCGTTGGCAATTGCGTCTTCCATCGTGATGACGTAGCGCCACTGGCCATCGGGGCAGAGGCGTCCGCCGTCGCGCATGGCGTTAAACGTGGGGAAGACCACTGCAGCGCGCTTTTTGCTGCCTTTTTTCCACTCTTCACCGGTCCAGAACGGGTAAGCCTGATGCGTTTTGGCTAACCTTGCCGCCGCGCTGTGGCTTGATAACCGGCACTGGGAAAATCAGCGCATTGCCATCGCAAACGGCATCGCGCTGGCGTTTAAGGGAAGCGAATGAAACAGCTGGAATTCACGTTATCGCTGATCGACAAGGTAACGCGGCCGCTTCGTCAGGCACAGGCAGGCGTCACGGAATTTGCAGACAAGTCACGCACGGCTTTTCAGCGTGTTGGCGTTGGTGGCGCTGCACTTTGGGGCGTGGGTCAGGCCATCAAAGGCGCGCTGGGTCCGGCCATTGAAATGTATGACGCCCTGCAGGAGCAGACCGCGCGCGGCATCGACAGCACTGCACTGCAGCAGGTGGAGAAAGACGCGAACCTTTTTGCGATGACCTACGGCAAAAGCGCCGTGGAGTTTGTGCAGTCAACGGCCAGCATTAACGCCGCAATCAGCGGCCTGACCGGTGACGAGTTGCCGAAGGTTACCCGCATTGCCAATCTGACCGCCGCTGCGTTGGGCAGCACGGCAGCGGAGTCGGCAGAGTTCATGGGGCAGATGTTCGGCAACTTCCGCGAGGATGCGGAGCGCCTGGGCAACGTGCAGTTTGCGGAGCAGCTTTCGGGGAAAGTGGCGTTTATGCGTCAGCGCTTCGGCGTGGAAATGGGCGCAATAAAGGATTTGATGGAGGGCGCACGCGGCGTCGGCACAAACTACGGCATCGGCCTTAACGAGCAGCTTGCCGTGATGGGTGAGCTGCAGCGTACGTTGGGTACAGAGGCGTCCGGTTCGTATGAAGGATTTCTGACCGGCGCTGAGGATGGCGCGAAAAAGTTGGGCATGAGCTTCAAAAATGAATCCGGAAAGATGCTGTCCATGCCGGAAATCCTGATCAAGCTGCAGGCTAAATACGGCGCAAGTATCACCGGTAACGTGGAGGCGCAGAAGGCGCTGGATGATGCGTTTGGTGACAGTTCTGCGGTGGTAAAACAGCTTTGGGGCAACGTGACAGCACTGCAGCGAAACATCACCGAGCTGGGCGGCAACGACGGGTTAAAGCGCACGCAGGAAATGGCCGCGAAGATGGTTAAGCCGTGGGACCGGTTTATTCAGATTCTGGAAGCCATCCGGCGCGTGATCGGCCTGACGCTGATTCCGGTGATTTATCCGCTGCTGAACCGCCTGGCGGACATGGGGCAGACGTTCGCGCGATGGATGCAGATGTTTCCGAACATCGCACGCGTGGTCGGATATGTGGCGCTGGCCGTGCTGAGCTTTGCCGGTGCAGGCGCGGTGGCCAATATCGTGATGGGCATGGCCACGTTTGTCATGACCGGGCTGCGCGGCATCGTGATGGGGCTGCTGCTGGTGACGCGCCTTTACACCGGGGCGATCTGGCTGGCCGGGGCAGCGGTGAAGGCTTACGCCATAATCATGCGTACCCTACGCGGCGTACTGCTGGCCGTGCGCATGGCATCGGTAATGACTGGCGTGGCCATTAACTTCATGAGCTGGCCAATTATGCTGATCATTGGTGCAGTCGCATTGCTGGCCGCAGGCTGTTATCTGCTGATTGCGCACTGGGATGCGATTAAAGCCGCCGTGATGAACACCGAAGCCTTTCAGGTTGTATCCGGAGCGGTGGCTGCTGTAGCCGGTGTATTTGGTAAAGCCTGGGCGTTTATCAGCGAGGGCTGGAAGGGTTTCGTTGCGCTGCTGTCCGGTTTTTCCGTGACGCAAACGCTGGGGAATATGGCCAGCGGGATAATGAAACTTTTCGCGAACCTGTGGGACAACATTAAAAAAACCGCGCTGAGTTCACTGAATTGGATTATCAGCAAAATAAATAAAATTCCCGGCGTGGATATTGCGGAATTTGGTGAGACTGCCGCACCGCCGCCGCGCGTCGAAAATAACCTGACAACCGGCGGCCAGTTAAAAGGTGTAGAAGCAGGCGGAATTAATAAAACTATTTCCAGCAGCAGCCGGAGCGTAACGGATAACAGCAAACGCATCGAAAAAGTAGAAATTAATACAGGTGGCGGCATGACGCCGCAGCAGCTGATGGAGTGGCAGGAGCTGGCGGGATGAGTGAATTACTGTATATCGATCTTCTGATTGAAAGCGGAAACTTTGTTTTAAATACCGGTAAAGAGCCGGTCACCTGTAATAACCGCAAAAGTATTCAGCAGGATATTGCGCACGCAATTCTTGAATCCGGGCTGCTGACGGAATTAATCGCGGAGCGCAGCCCGACGATGCGTGCAGATATCCTGACGCGGCTTGAATTACTGATTGAGGACGATGAACGGATTATTCCCGGCACCATTGAGCTGACAGAAGAAAGCCTATCTCGCCTTTGGGTGACGGCCAGCACATACGACTTCGGCGCACTGTCTTACGGGGTGGATATATGACTGACAAACCGCAGGTTGATTTTACGGAGGTGGTGAAAGCAAGCGGGATGCCGGTGACGGAAGCGGAGCTGAAAGCGCGCTTTACGGACATTGCCGCACAGGAAGGGCTTATCACTAACACGTCGCGCATGTCGCCGTTCTGGCGGCTGGTCACGGCCATTATTACCGCGCCGGTGCTGTGGCTGACGGATGTGATGATCAACACGGTACTGGTGAATATATTTGTGGCCACGGCAGGCGGCCAGATGCTGCGCCTGCTGGCATGGGCGGTCAACGTCACAGCAAAACCGGCCAGCCGGGCTGAGGGCGTGATCCGGTTCACTAAGGAAAGCGTGGGGGCTGATGTGACCGTGCAGGCCGGTACGCGTATTCAGACTGAGCGCATCAATGGCGTGGTTTACGAGCTGGTGACCGTTGCTGATTTCACCATTCCGGCAGGGGTGGCCAGCGCGTTGATCCCGGTGCGCGCGTCGGATGTAGGGGCCGCGTGGAACCTTGCGCCGGGCTATTACCGCATCCTGCCGGTGGGCGTCACCGGCATTACACAGGCGGAGAGTGAGGAAGACTGGCTGACCGTGCCGGGCGCAGATGAAGAGAGTGATGACGAGCTGCGCGAACGCTGCCGCAATCAGTTTAACCTGGTGGGTAACTACCACACTGACGCGGTTTACCGCTCAATGATTGCCGGGGTAGTAGGGCTGAGCATTGACCGGATTTTCTTCCTGCACGATGCGCCGCGCGGACCGGGTACGGCAAATGCTTATCTTCTGCTGGATTCCGGCGTGCTGTCAGAGCCGTTTATTAAGGCGGTGAATGACTACATCAACACGCAGGGCCACCACGGCCACGGTGATGATATGCAGTGCTTCGCAATGCCGGAAACCCGGCACGATCTGAGCGTGAAAATGTATCTGAAGAATCTGGACAACGTAACAGCCGAAAATCAGGCGCTGCTGATTAAAAATGCCGGAAACCTGATCCGCAGCGCATTCCGAGAAAACGCTGACTATGACGTTAAAAAGACGTGGCCTTACGCACGCTTTTCATTTTCGAATCTTGGGCGTGAGCTGCACAGGACGTTTCCGGCGGTCGATTCGGTCACCTTTTCGCTGGACGATATCGTCAGCGATCTGAGCGTGCCGCGTCTTAACAGCCTGACAGTGAGCATTGAACATGACTGATTTCGATAAAAAGCTGGCCGGGTTGCGTCTGCCCACGTGGATGCGCAAAGGGGAGCCGGAAAAGCTTCTGAAAGCCGCGCGCCGTTTCTGGGCGCAGGTTTACGGCTGGATTACGTGGCCGGTTAGCCAGTTTGATCCGCTGACCTGTTCTGAACCGCTGCTGAATCTGCTGGCCTATGACCGGGATATTACCCGTTTCAACGGTGAGCCGCTTTCGCTGTTCCGCAGGCGCGTGGCGTTTGCGTTTATCAACGCGCGCGATGCCGGGTCCGTGGCAGGTTTTATCAGCATTTTTGAGCGGCTGGGTATCGGTTATGTGGAGCTGGTTGAGCGCCAGCCCGGCATTGACTGGGACGTAATACAGGTGCGCGTTTCAGACAGCCAGGTTGCGGACAACGCGCAGCTGCTGCTGCAGATAATCCAACAGTACGGCAGGACGTGCCGCCGTTATCAGTTTGAGGTGATCACCTCGCAGCCGTTCGCCATCCGTGCAGGCTGGGACCAGGGTGAATATGTAGTTTACCCGGCGCGCATCGCCGGGGCGGACGTGGCCAGCGCGACGTTCAGCGCAGGAATTTAAGGGAAAATCATGTCACAGACAGTTATCACGACAGCATTTGAGCAGTGGAAAGCGCGCCAGGCGGAAACCGGCGAGCCGGTCTTACTGGATGGGTTTATTTTTGCGAACGTGCCGGGCCTCGATCCGGCTAAGCCGGTAGACCGCAGCGAGGGCATCCCGCCGGAGGCGCAGATCGTTCACCGGCAGGCGGTCACGCGTAAAGGCGTGGTGAATCAGAATGCGGTGGTGCATTCGGTGGTTCTGGGCGCGGACACGGGCGATTTTACGTTTAACTGGATTGGCCTGATTAACAGCGCAACCGGCACGCTGGCTATGATCGTACATGCCCCGGCACAGCAGAAGCTGAAAACCCGCGAAGGCCAGCAGGGCAACGTTCTGACACGTTCATTCCTGATGGAGTACAGCGGCGCACAGCAGGAAACCGGTATCAGTACGCCAGCAGAAACGTGGCAGATTGATTTCACCGCGCGCATGGACGCAATGGATGAGCGCCAGCGGCTGGAAAATACCGATATCTATGGCCCAGCTGCGTTTTTTGGTGATGGCTGGCTTGTTGGTAAAAGCGGCACGCAGTATTACGTCACCCGTGGCGCGGGATACGTGGGCGGCCTGCGTGCGCAGCTGGACACTGACCAGAATATTAAGGTCGGTGTGAAGCCGGTAAAAGTCTGGCTGGACGTGTGCTTTACCGGGACGCTGGCCAGCGTCTGGAGTGTGCAGAGCAAAATCACAGTGGCGGCTGATCTTACTGACTATGAGCAGGACGGTGTGAAGCATTACGTGTCAGCGCTGGCGAGTATTGACGCTGCCGGGAACATTACGGACCTGCGTTCAAAAGGATCGCTGGATAATCAGCAGGCCAGTGATGCGCTGAAAAAGCATGAACAATCACGCAATCATCCGGATGCGACTCTGAAAGAAAAAGGCTTCGTTCAGCTGAGCAGTGCGACAGACAGCGCCAGCGAAACGGCAGCGGCAACGCCTAAAGCCGTAAAAGCGGCAAACGATAATGCCAGTTCGCGCCTGAAGTCGTCAGCAAACCTGTCAGACCTTACTGATATCAATAAAGCCAGAGAAGTGCTGAAACTCGACAAGGTGGGTAACTGGATGGCTGTGCAGGCCAATGGCGGTCAGCGTTCATCCGGTAGTCACCAGATGTTTATTGACTGGGGTACTGACGCGAAACCACATTTAACGGTTGATGCCTCCTACATTGGTGAGATGTTCACTACTCATAATCCGCCTACGCCCGCACAGACCAATGCTTATCCGATGTGGGGTGGCGTACTGAATGAGGAAGCCAGTGTTACTGTAATTTCTGCTACTAGAAATGGTAGCGCCGGGCAGGCTATTTATGCGCCCATGTTTCGCTCCTGCATTAAAAACCGTGGCGGTGACATGGATTTCAAAGATGGCGCTTCGGCCTGTTTCCGTATGGTTGAGGTTGTCAGCAATTATGCGTTTGCTGAAATTCTGGTAGATGGCTACGGGGGCGTTACTTCATTTGCATTCCGCAATGACGGCAGTTTCAGAGCACCTGGTCAGCTACATGCAGGAGGCGCATTTATTGCAGTCGATGGCAACATTTACGGCGGTGTATGGGGCGGATATCTGAATAACTGGATTGTCGGCAAAATCGGTGAGGTAAATAACGCCCTTAACGGTGTAAGAGGCACAGCAAACGATGCGTGGAATAAAGCGCAGGATGCGCAGGTTAACAGGGTTGCAGATGTTGCACTGGGTGGTGAAGGCGCATTTCTTATTGTTAAAAATGGCCAGCAGCGCGTTCCCGGTGGTTGCGTGATGACCGGCTGGAATTATGAAGGCGATAACCCCGGCGGGGATACGGTGTTTTACCGTCCCATTCAGAAATATATCCCGTCAATGGGATGGGTAAACGTAGGGCATACGGCATGATGTTAATTCTTAAAAATTTCACGCAGTACATTCCGGAATATGCGGATTTAATGATCCCCGCGCTTTATTTTCAGAGTGAAAAGGGTGAGGACTGGTATTTTCACCGCATGCGCTTCAGTGATGACACGCTGAAAGTCTGCTACGACAGCGAGGGCGTGATCCGTTCTTTCGGGTTTGACGCATCACGCCTTTACCCAGGCGGATATTCCGTTGCAGAAGTTGAAAAAGAAGCGGTTCCCGAAAGCATCTCGATTGATGGTTCATGGATGTTTGATGGTTCCGCAATCGTGCCGCGCACATACACCCAGGCGGAACGGGCTGAGCTGGCAGATAAAAAACGCCTGTCGCTGATTTCGGACGCGGTTGCGGAAATGTCCCCGCTACTGGATGCGGTTGAGCTGAGCAGGGCAACCGCTGAGCAGTCTGCCCGTCTGACGGCGCTGAAAAATTACCGCCTTGATCTGATTGAGCTTGATGTTTCAGACCCGGATAACATTGTCTGGCCGGAGCTGAATGATGTGGCGTGAGGCGCGGCTGGCGCTGACGGATGCAGTGACCGCGCTGAACTGCAGCATGGTCCCGGTGCATCCGTGGATTTACGGGCTGGGACAGCAAACTGATAACGGCGCGTATCTGAGTCCGGTTAACGCCACTGCCTATCTGGCGCAGAAGCTGGCAGGCACCGGCGGAAAGTCTGATGTGGTGATTCTGATGGTAGCCAGCCAGACGCATGACAGTTTTATGTCCTCACTGAACCAGCTTACTGAGGTTTTTCCGGCACCGGCGTTTGTGCAGGTAAAGCGGCTGGCGCAGTCAGCCGCCACGCTGGCCACGGAAAAGATGCAGCTGCCTGCAGGCATGAGCGCTGCGCTGCCGCCGTTAGTGCCGCTGTCCGTGCCATCCAGCCGCGCCGCGTTTGCAGCCGCTGCTGTGAAACAGGCACAGAGCGAAGCAGGCGCGGCGGCAGGGCTTGACGGCCTGAAAGCGCAGCTGGCTGCGTTTGGCCAGAAACGTGATGCCATGCTGGCAGACATTGCCGCCGGGCTGGGCGATCTGCAGGGCAAAAGCGCACGGGCATGGGTGTTTACCGGCAGCGGCGACGTGGTGACTACGCTCACGCAGCTGGTTAAAGACATTCCGCAGCCGTCCGCTGTGCATACGGCGGCGGTGATGCTGGTCGGTGACAATCTTGAAGGAATAAGAGGCATGATCCATGAGTACAAACCCGACGCTGGCGCTTAATGGTGAGGGCATCCCGCTTAAAAATATGCGGGTGACCGTTTCAATGGCTTTTCAGGACAAAGACCAGTCCGGGCAGACCAGTTCAACGGCAAAGGCAGAGCAGGGCATCAAGGGAAAAGAGCTGCGGATCAGCGGCGAAATCGGGTTCAGTGATATTGCCCTGCTGAAGCGCATTTTTGAGCTGGCGTCTGCAACTGATGCCAGTGGCCAGCGGCAGAAATACCGCGTGGCGCATGAGGTGGCGCGCGCGGTGAGTTTTCGTGAGGCGACTTTCACCGGCAACGTGGATGCACCGCAGCAGGAAGGAAAAATGTCCTGGCTGATAACGTTCACGCTGACCGAGCATGTCAGCGTACAGGAAAAGCGTGAAGCGCGCGCAAGTGGTAAAACCACGGCCACGAAACAGACCGGCAGCGGCAGCGCGGGCGGCAAAGGGCAGGCCGCAGGCGAGAGTGAAGAACAAATGACGTGGTTTGAGCGCAAAGTGCTTAAGCCGGTGAATGACGCACTGGAATAGCGATGAAACCTGTAACCCGGCTTTACCTGTCAACTGACGAAGTGCATCTGACGGATGCCGCTCTGGTACTGGAGCTTAACAGCTGTGGCCGTGGTTTTATCACGGCAAAGACCAGCACGGATTACACCGGCAAAATGGTCCGCATTGACACCGGCTACCCTGATCGGCTGCTGCGCTGGTTTACCGGATACGTGGAGCGCTCGCAGCCTTCAGAAACCGGCTATCAGCGCCTTTTCATCCGTGAGCTGTGCGGCGTATTTGATCGCGCCTGGCCGTGCGCTTTTCAGCACCCGACGCTTCGCCAGATTGCCGCCTGGCTGGAAGAACACAGCGGCCTGACCGTCACCGTGCCCCAGGCAGATTACAGCGACAGGCCGATCCCGCACTTCACTCACAGCGGCACGGGATTTCAGCTGCTGGCCAGTCTGGGGCGCGCCTTCGGTATTAATGATTACATCTGGTATCAGCTGCCCGATGGCAGCATGTATCTGGGCGGCGCTGAAAATGCGCTGTTTGCTGGTAAGCCGGTGGACATTCCGCCAGAGTTCAGCCAGTCCACTGCCGGTGGCAATACGATGACCGTACCTGTGATCCAGTCACTTCGTCCGGGCGTAGAGGTGAACGGCCAGCGCGTGACAAAGGTGCAGCTGAACAGCGACACCATGACAATCACCTGGACGCCGCGAAACCGCACAACAGGTCAGCCCCTGCAGAAAACACCGGTGCAGCGTCAGGTGGAAAGCCATTACCCGGAGCTGGCCAGCGGCCTGCACCTGCCTAAAATGGCGCGCGTTGTTGCCCCGACTGAGGCGGTCAAAAGCGGAAGCTTTGCTGACCCCTTCAGGCCGCGCTATGCCGTCAATCTGCAGCTGCTGGATGCTGACGGCAATCCGGACGGCAGTACGCCGGTTTATCCTGCTGTGCCGTTACCCGTACCGATGGCCGGTAATGATTCCGGTATGTTCCAGTTCCCGCCGGAGGGTACGCTGGTTGAGGTCGGTTTTACCGGCGGACGCCCGGACAAACCGTTTGTGCGCCAGACGATGCCGGAAGGGACCAGCCTGCCGGACGTGAAGCCGGGCGAACAGCTGCAGCAGCAGCGCACGGAAGTCTCACAGCGCGTAACGCAGGCGGGAGACTGGGAGCGCCAGACCGATCAGGCCATCCGTGAAACATCAATGAGCCGGGAAGTTAAAGCGGATACGGAAAAGCGTGAGCTGGTCAGCAGGGAAACGACGGTCAAAGCCACGGACAGAACTACTGTGATCGGCACGGCGTCACTGATGGCCGGAGCCATCCAGCACGTAACAACCGGCAGTTACAGCGTGGCCGCACAGCAGAATCAGCTGATTACAGTGGGCGGCAATGCGGAAACGGACGTCACCGGCAGCGCGGCGATAAAAGTCGGGCAGGCACTGACTGAGAAAATTGGCCAGCTGCGCCAGAGCATTGCCGGTACACGTCAGGAAATCATAGCGCCGGTGGTGTGGATTGGTTCAGAGAAGATTAACGTGGCCCAGCTGATGCTCGATACAGTGGCGCTGGTACAGCAACTGGCTGAACAACTGGCAAATCATACGCACCCGTCAACAGGACAGCCCACGAACAGCAGCGCTATCGGGCAGAGTGGCCAGCAGGCTGCTGCGCTTAGTAAGAAGTATTCCCCCGTCATTGGCTAAGCCATCACACTGACCCGCTATCACAGCGGGTTTTTTATTACCCGTCACCAGAACGCCTCAGCCGCACTATGCGCCACGCACATGCGCAGCCATCTCGCACAGTAACCATAAATAGATCATCCGCACAGCATGGCACTGGCTGCGCGTCAGCCCCGGCAAAATAATCGCTGCGCAGACAAAATCGGCGCTACACCGCACCCGCCTGCAGGATTTGGATCATAAAAATTTTTCAGTTTGATTTTTTTACAAAGAGTATGGCCAGACCGCGCCGGTTCTGGCTTTCTGCCAGAGTTCGCAAACTGAAAAGAGTGAAAGGATTTTCAATAATTTTCAGTCTTTAGGGATCGTCACCAGAACTAAAATTAAATAACATCATGAAAAATAACAATATTAATTTTTTTGTCATTTAAAACGGATCTCACATGGATCTTTTCTAAAGGACTAGAGCGATATAGAAATATAGGCAGTGCAAGGCTTGTGCGGGATTTGGAAAAAAGTGAAGGTTGGAAATCTCGAAACAGCAGCATGTGATTATACACAGTAGTAAGAACATATTTAAAGCTAGGAAAAATTTTTGTAATCAATAACCTTTGTTGTGCGGTAAACACCAAACGTATCATTTACGAGTTGATGAAATTTTGATAAAACACTCAAGGAAACGGAGATGCCGTCGATAAGTAACTAATATGCTTAGCAAGTCAATTTCTAAGAGAGCATTATGAATAGTAGTAATTTTCCCTACGAAGTTAGGACAGCATGGTGCCATGCTGCATTGGTACTAAGCAAAAAAATTGCCATAGGCTCTATTCAGGCTAATGAGGAACTAAAAAAACTTCTAATTGAATTTGGAAGTATTGAAAGAATTTACCAACATTATTTTTCAATGTTCCCAGTGGATAATGATATAGAAAATGAATTGAATCGCACTATTTCAAAGGTTGATTTTAGCTTTGAGGTTATAACTATAAATGATAATAATTATCCAAAGGCATTGCGGGAGGTTAAAGGTTCTCCGCCTATTTTATATTGTAGAGGAGATGCTAGCCTTCTGACTTTGAATAAAAGCATCGCTTTTGTAGGAACAAGAGAGTTAACTGACCCCCTGCATGTAAACAGTGGCAGAGAGGCGATTGTAAGACTCAAAAATGCAGGGTATGAAGTTATCGTAAGTGGATTGGCTGCAGGATCAGATACTTTAGGACACAAAGTTGCTATTGAGTGTGGAATGAAAACAATAGCAGTGTTAGGTACGCCTTTAAACATGTACTACCCTAGAGAAAATAAAGGATTGCAAGACTTCATAGCAAAAGAACATTTAATAGTAACGGAGTACCCTATTGGTATTAGGTCGTTCGGCTCGTTTTTTGCCAACCGAAATTTGACCACAGTTTCTCTTTCTAAGATGGGTATTATTGTTGCGAGAGCTGGAGATAAAAGTGGTACACAGCATGCAATTAGACATTGTGTGAATCAAAATAAAGCAGTATACATATTGGAGAATAACATTTTCGAAAAAGAATACCTATGGGTTAGGAAATATAAGGATAGTATTAAATTAATCAGAGGGTAATTAGATTAACTATGAAAGCAATTTTGTTGGATTTAGATAACACGTTGTTTGCCACGAATTGTTGTAGTGTGTATTTGAGAAGTAGAGCGGGTAGACGTGATGTTTGTGGTTTAATTCGTAATAATGAATTAGAAATCAAACCACTAGATGAACAAATACCTAGTTTTTTAAATAAGCTGGAAAAACACGATGGTGTTGATGTTTATATCATTTCGGATTCTCCCAAAGATTACTGCATAACCATTTTAGAAAAGTTTCGCGTTAACATTGATCCTTCAAGAGTTTATGGATCAATGCATAAACCATGTATTGAAAGTGAGTTTGAAGAACTATTCTCTGAATATGACGAGCTTTTAGTAGTGGGAGATACTCCTAAAGATATTTATTTGGCTCACAGGCTTGAGGCCGCATCTGTTTTTGTAACTTGCTTAACAAATTACGATATAGACTTCTCAGTGAATAACTCAATGCCTACTGAAGTTGCACATTCTTTTTATGAGTTAGAGCAGTTTGTTATCCGCTTTCTTGAAGAGGGTATCAAATATAAGTCTTTCTTTTTTAAACCCCATTTTTTGACAGTTGATCCGGATACGGCTGAAATAATTGATATCGCTGAAGAAAACATTGGTTTTGCGATGAAGTACATTCCTGATCTAGATGATATTACAAACCCTAACGATAAGTTCATATGGTTCAAAATTCACAGGAGTATAAAGCCTGCTAAATACCTTGGAGCCACAGAGTTAAATAATAAAGTAAAAATTTCATTTTACAATAATAATAAATCTATTACTGAAGGTGTTTCTTTCAAAGATGTCGCATGGTATGCGCGCTTGGAGTTCGCTAAGTGGCTAAGAGAAAAAAATATAAGAGGCAAGGTGTATTTAGTTGCCGCTCCATCTTCTGTTCCAAGAGAATGTAATAATTCCCTTCCTATGGAAATATTGGTTCGGTGGTGGGTCAAATGGATGAAGTTTGTGCCGGGACACGATGCACTTATTCTCAATGGGAATTACGTAGAAAGATTCTGGCCTACAGCACCAGCACATATGTCGAAAGGACGTAGAGAAGTCAGGCCCCACTTCAAAACGTTGGGTGTTTTTAATGATGCCCCTCCCTTTGATAATGACACTTCAGCAATCATAATAGTTGACGATGTTGTGACCTCAGGTACACAGATGAAAGCGATAGCATCCCTTTTACATGGAACTGGTAAAATTCCTAGAGGTGTTCCAGTTTATGGGTATGCTTTAGCTAAAACTACTAGAATTAATAATCATATAGACTTCAATAAACTGCTTGAAGCCTTCAGTAAGGCTGAGAAATCAGGTGGTTAATAAATATCTAATATTGAAACTGCTAACACTCTTATATCCGTCATGATTCCAATATGTAGAGAGACTTCAAAATGCTCTCTACATTTTTGAGTTTTAAAACACTCTTTCTTTCGGGCGCAATTCGCTCACTGTCATCTCGATAAAACAGACACTGAGCCAAATGCTATCAGTCCCAGCCTGATTTCTCGTGCGACACTTTCGCGACACTGTGTAAGCTTAAAACAAAAAAGCCACCCTGATAAGGTGGCTCAAATGCATGATTTATATCACTAAATTTGGTGGCCCCTGCTGGGTTTGAACCAGCGACCAAGCGATTATGAGTCGCCTGCTCTAACCACTGAGCTAAGGGGCCAGCGGAGCGGGGATTATAAAG